TGTTCTCAAAAGATTGTCAATCAAAAAAGATAATCCACCTGAAACCTATTGGAGATATACAGGACCTGCAGCACAAAGAGATTTCTGTAGAGCAATGTTGAGACTTGCAAATTCAGGTAAGATATTTACAACCGATGAGGTAAATAAAATGTCATCTTTAAACAGAGACTTCGGACCTAGAGGTAATTCATCATATTCTAAACTCCAATGGAAGGGGGGACCTAACTGTGTTCACTATTGGACTAAATTGGAGGTGTTTAAAGGTGATACAGGTAACAAGGTAATCATTGCATCAAATAGAGCAGATAATGCAGCTGAAGAGAAAGCAATGAAGTCTAACAATGGTGTACAACCATCACCACAAGGTGCAACACCAAACAATGCATTTATCAAGAAAAGAAACTTTGCATTAAGTATTGATGAAGAAAAGAGAATGGTGGTCGGACCTCTTATGATACCCAATAAGATGATATTACGTAGAGATGAGGAAGGTAACCCATTCTACATTTATTTTTCAAAGAAGACCATTAGAAAGATGGCTGAGAAGTTCTTTAGAAACAATAAACACAACAATACCGATGTTAACCACAACGAGAACATTACTCAGGACAATACATTGATAGAAAGTTGGATAAGTGAAAGTATTAAACATGATAAATCTTATAAGTATGGATTTGCATTACCAGAAGGTACGTGGTATGTTAGTTATAAAATTAATGATGATGAAACGTGGAACCTTATCAAGTCAGGAGAACTTAAGGGATTTAGCCTTGCTGGTGGATTTATTCAAAGAATGAAACCAGTAGACCCTGAGTCTACACTTAATGATATCAAGGATATATTGAAAAAAGTTAAAGAATGATAAAACAACTTATCAATGATAAAGTTATACTGTTGAACACGGGGGCAATCACAGTATCATTCATGGATATAGAAGCTATGTTAAAAATACTTCTATTATCTGTGTCTATAATCTATACCTTAATTCGTCTATATAAGGAATATACCGATATAAATGACGAAAAATAAGGTTTTTATATTTGTAAGTAATAAACCCAAAAAAATATATTAACATGACTGCACAAGAAGCACTTTACAAAATTAGAGTTATGTTAGGAGTAGAGGATGCGATTGAGGAAACATCTCTTGAAACTGAAACAGAGTCTAAGGAAGTAACACTTGCTGAAGCTACACTTGTTGATGGAACTAAGGTCAAGACCGAAGGTGAATTTGAAGTTGGAAAACAATTATTTGTTGTAACAGAAGATGGGGATATCCCCGCTCCTGAAGGATTACACGAAACTTCAGAGGGTATCATAGTAGGTGTTGACGAAGCAGGTATCATCATAAGTATAGAAGAACCAGCAGAAGAAGAGGTTGTCGTAGAAGAAAAAGAGGAATTCGGCGATGACCTCGTAAATCAGATTGTAGGAGCACTCTCTCCAAAGATTGAGGATTTACAAAAACAAATAAACTCTATTAAAGGAGAATTTCACGAATTCAGAGATGGTCCTGCAACTGACAAGATTAGAAATAATATCGGAGCGTTAAACACCGCCGAGAGAAATATTCACGATGCAAGAATGCAAACCATACTTGAAATGAGAAAGCAATCTTTTAAAAAATAAATTAAAATTAAAAATAAATAATCATGGCTACAGGATTTGATGTTACAGCTATTGCTGGTTATATAGACCAGGAGTCTTTTGGACTAATTTCAAAGTCTATCTTAGAAACCAACTTAGCTTCTTTTATGAACGTCCGTGTCGGACTTCAAGGAAACAGCGTAGATATCCCATTGTTAGACACTGACTTTGATGTTCAGGACGGTGCTAATTGCGGATGGAACGCGTCAGGTGATACAACTATTTCAGTTGTTCCAATGACATTAAAAAATAACAAGGTAAACGTTGTTCAGTGTGTTCAAACGTTGAGAGATACTTTCTTCTCACAACAGTTGGCTGCAGGAGCTTACAACGGTGGTACTTCTATTCCTTTTGAGGAGTTGTTGGCTGACCACTTCGTAGGTAAGTTGAATAACTACAATGAGAACTTCATCATCAATGGTGACGGTGCTTACTCAGGTTTGACTGACATCTTAACAGTTGCTAACGGAACTGTATCAGGTGCTACAGCTGTTGCATGGACACCAGCTACTGCTGTTGATGCGGCTCAAGCAATGTATGCAGCTTTACCAGATAAGGCTTACACTCAAGATGACTTAATCTTAATCTTGTCACCTTCTAACTACAGAGCGTTAGTTTTAGGTATCACACAAGAGAACTACTACCACATTGAACCAGGTTCAACTAACATCTACGTACCAGGTACACAGGTGAGAGTTGTTGCTTCATCAGGATTGGTAGGAAGTGAGAAGAAGTACATGGGTCCACAATCAGCTCTCTTCATGGGTACTGATTTGACTTCAGACTTTGAGCAGTTCAGATTGTGGTATTCACAGGATAACGATGAGATGAGAGGTCTTATGAGATGGAGATTAGGTGTTGCTGTTAGTGAACCTAACTTATTCGTCGCAGAACTCTAATAAACTAAGAACTAAAAAATAATAGATATGGCATGTGTTTTAAATACCGGTACTACTTTAGATTGTCGTTCATCACTTGGTGGTGTTAAAGCAGTATACATCGGTTCAACGACAGGACAAGACATATCTATCACAGCAACTACAGGTGTTGCAACAGCTCTAACCGCACAGGGAGGAACTATTGATATTACATCTGTGGCTGACTTAACAACGAACGGTATGTTTGAATTCCAACAACCAAGACAATCAGCTTCACTTAGTGAAACTGGTGCGTTTAGTGAGGAAAACGGCACAGCGTTCTATACATCAGTTCTTAGTTTTGTTGTCAACACTTTAGAAGGTGAGAAATTAAACACTCTCAACATCTTAGGACAGAACACTAGACTCGTTGTAGTTGTCAAGGATGCTAACGATAGATATTGGATTTTAGGTAATACTTCAGGTGCAATTGTCACTGCTAGTACCAGTGAAACAGGTACCGCATTTGGTGACCGTTCAGGTATCACCATTGAAGTAACAGGGTTGTCACCGCAACCTATGTTTGAGTTTAACATTAGTTAAACTTAGACTTCATTATATAATTGAAAGGGGGGAACGTAGTGTTCCCCTTTTTCTTGCCATTTAATGCATAAACTATATTTATGGGTGTAAAACAAAGCAAGATATGGTATTTAACTTTGCAGATGACAGTAGAAACCTTGTTTTTTATAAAGGTAGTAGTAGCATAAGTTACGAGCAAGAAGGCTATTTTTTATTCTTTAAAAGCAAATTCAATAACAAATATTTAAAAAACATTACTCCAACTTCGTTTAATGAATGGGATGGTCAGATGTTATGGATTAAACTAACTAAGGTTGATGATAATGACACGTATGTTAGTTTTAGTTGGGATAGTAGTAATATAGATGGTTTTGGTACAGCATTACCGTCAGACTTTAACAAAGAAGATATTGGAGGATATTATGATTTAGAAGTAAGAGGTAGTAGTTTTATACCTGTATTTACAAAACCACTTATAACACGATTATGTAAAGTTATAAATGACTTTACCAATGTAATAGATACAACAAATAAAGCAACCCGTATACAAGAAGACGGGGCAGAATATACATATTATAGAGGATGAATAATATTAAAGTAATAAATTTATCGGCAATTGATTTACCTACATTCAAAGAAGTAAGGGGTAAAGATTGGGTTAGTTATGGTGAAGATAACTTATACCCTCAAAAACTTATTGAACTATATCAGTCAAGTGCAATTCACAATACTTGTGTCAACTCTCAGTTGGACTCTATGGTAGGTGAAGGTATTGAAATGATTGGTGATGAATATGTAAACAGGGATGAAGAAACCCTTGATGATATTTACAGAAAGATTAGTTATGATTTCCTATTATATGGGGGGTTCTCACTAAATGTAATATGGTCAAGAGGGGGTGATAAGATTGCTGAGATATACCACTTACCATTTGACAAAGTAAGGTCAGGTAAGATAAATGAAGACGATGATGTTACACATTATTACTACTCATCCAATTGGGCTAATACACGTAAGTATAAACCAGTAGAATACCCTACCTATGACAAAACAAATACTAAGGGGGAAAACGCATCTCAAATCTATTACTGTTACCAATACTCACCAGGTGTTGATTTATATCCTCTACCTGATTACATCGGTGCAGTCAATGACATTAACCTTGATGGTAGAATATCTGTTTATCATAACAGTAATATTTCTAATGGAATGTCACCAGGTCTTATCATTAATTTCCCCAATGGTGAACCATCTCCTGATGAGATGAGAACTTTACATAGAGATTTGAATGAAGCATTTGCATCTGAGAACAATGCAGGTAAACTCTTCCTAACCTTCTCAGAAGGTCAAGAATTAGCTCCACAGATATCAACGGTAGATAGTGCTAACGATGACTATTACGTGGTCTTAGAAACGAGAATTGCAAGTCGTATTTTATCAGCACATAGAATTAGTTCACCAAGACTTGTCGGACTAACAGTAGAAGGAGCAAGTGGTTTAGGTAACAATGCACAAGAGATGGAAGTAGCTTATGTTCACTACATGTCTACAGTCATTGAACCAAAACAAAAAACAGTAAATAAGAACCTTGAAAAAATATTAAGTGGTATGGGTATGAATGTATCAATTAAAGTAATACCATCAACATTAGACTTTCAACAAAACGTAGAATTATGAGTAACGTAATATTTATATCAGAAGCAAGATTAAAGAAATTAACAGCAGTACATGACAATGTTGAACCACAAGAGTTAACTCCCTTTGTTGTTCAAGCACAAGATATCTACATACAAGATATTTTAGGTACAACATTCTATCAAGCATTACAGACCAAGATAACTAACGATAATGTTACAGGTTATTATCAGACCCTTCTAAACGATTATATTGCACCAACCTTAGCAAACTATGCAGTTTACCTTGCATTTCCTTCATTGAACTATAAGATAAAGAATAAGGCTATTTTAACACCAACAAGTGAAGAGAGTGCAACAACTGATTTAACTGCACTAAAATATGTTAGGGGGTCAATACAAGATACTGCACAATTCTATGGTGAAAGAACGAGAGAATATATTAGAGATAATCAAGAACAGTTCCCTGAATACCTTAACCCTGGTACTGATGGTATGATGCCAAATAAGAACAATCCTTATTTCCATGGGGTATATATACCAAAACCTTATGGATGTGGGGACAATCTTCCTGATAATCCTAATCCAATGAATTAATGTCTCAAACAAAAAGAATACACGAACACAGAGAAATTAACAAAAACACGTTACAACAACAAATACAAATTATTGAAGATAGAATTACTACGTTAGAAGAACAAGTATCATCTCTCGTTAGGAACCTCGTACTTTAATCCATATTTCTTACAAAATTGAAAATGAATATTCTTGGATGTATCATAACCTATACGTCCAAAGAAATGACGCACCATCATGTAATCGTCTAATGAGATTGTTCCTGTATCTCTAAATAAAAACTTGTCTAATATATATGTATTGTTCTTCATACTATTAAATATAAAAAGACCCCTAAGCGTTCTTAGAGGTCTTTAAAAATGGGGGGATAATGAAAATACTAAAATAACGGTTATAACAAATGGAACATCCCCCCTTACTAGAATACATGAACAAATATATAATAGTTAGATAATGACAAAAGAAAAGGGGGATAGAACTATAAACTATCCCCCACTCATAGACTTAATAATTGGCAGACGTTAGTCTACGAGTTCTCTGTACAACCAAGGTGAACCTTCACCATTCCAACGACTGAGGTCAATCATCTTAGCGTTAACGTCATCCCAAAATCTATCTACCATTTCTGAATAGATTTCATCTTGTTTAACTCTTCTACCTCTTGGTTTAGGTTGGGGGACAGTTATGGTTGTTTTACCAATCTTTTGTTGCTTTAATTCTTGCATTCTTCTAAATGCTTGTTTTCTTGTGTTACTCATTTGTATTATTGTTTTAATCGTTATACTAATAAATATTACAGAATTATTAAAAAGTCAAATATTATAACGTTTCATTTAAAATTTTTTTATGTGAATAAGATAAACCCCACCACTCATTGAGTAACCAGTATTTGTAAGTTACCGGTATAACAGAAATATGTTGACCTTTATATTTACCAACTTTCATAATACCATCACTTATTCTAAACGGTTGTTCATAAGATTTTTTAGGTGCATTTAATTCTTGTTCAAATTGTTTTGTGTGTTGCCAGTGTCTTTTGTTATAATCAGCCATAGTCTTTTTTATTTTAATAATACAAAAAAACAATTAAGGGTTCAAACTTTTTTCTTTGAAGACTATATTTATCAATAACTAAAATAATCGGTGTTAATTTGACTTGACCGATAATGGAATGATAACCCGTAACAACTCAAGACAACACTTATCCAAAGGATACTGAGAAGCAATGTCCAACCACCGACAACTTCCATCTCCATGAATGAACTTAGAATGGAGTGTATCTGATTATTACTGATTAGTGAGTGAATAAAGAAAAGCATACTAATCACAAGTTATGGAGTAATATCTTCATAAGGGAGGGGGTAATAATAAAGAATAGGTAATCACAGAATAAATCCTAATAGTATAGGGTTCATTCAAAAAGGGTGGTATGCTTAATAAGCAAATATAAAAAAAAAAGTAATATAAATTGAATTTTTTATAATAGGGTAATACTTATTGTTATAAACTATTAAATAATATAACAATGGAATACAATTGTGATAAAGAAGGTAACGTCTATAATGAAGATGGTTATAAACTATCTCCTTATAGTCATTCAGATGGATATAAACAATTCAAGGCTTACTACGAAGGGGG